AGCCGAACAAAACGCAATCGAATGCGGGGGGATTGCAGAAGCTTTTGAAAGTGGCGGGCTTGGCGGGCTTGCTTGCTTGGTTGCCTATTGGATTATTTACCAAGCCGTAAGTGACGCTATTGAAGAGGCGCGGGATGAATTGCTTGAGCTTGCCCAAGGCCAGATTGATAACTTGGAAGGGGTTGCGGCATGAATTGGGATACAAAAGTACGTCTTTTTGTCGGCGCTAGTGCTTATGCCTGCATTACCGAATGCGGAGTGCAATCCGATGTTAGGTTGTCACCGGGAAGAAAAGCCGCAACCGCATTGCGCGAGTATGCAGAAGCACAAAGGGCAAGGGCCGATTGCATGGTTGCAAATGCGGAAAGGGCAGAACGAGCGGCGCTTGTGCTTGATCAAAAGGAGGCCAAGGCATGACATTCCCTCCTATGGAATGCCGCAAATGCGGCGCTATCAATCCGCTAGTTTACTTCGCGCCAGTATATGTTGCGGGCATGAATGCCATAACTGGCAAGTTGGAAGCCGGGCATGGCAAGGCAAGCTGCATTTGCATTCCTTGCGCTATTCTGGCGGGCTTCGCAGACAAGCAAGGAAACATTTTGGAGGGCATAACGCTATGATTTATAACATTGGAACGCCAGAACGGAACGGCCCTTTAATGGCAGACAAGGCGCGGGCATACGCAAGGCAAGCCCGCGCCTCTATAGCTGGACCGCGTTATGCTGTTGTGTCGCTGCACTATGCAACCCTTGCCGACACAAGAGGCGCGGGCCGTGTTTGGCTGCATAGGACGCCAAAAGCCGCATTGCGCCGCGCCTTGTCGGTATGCGGTGGAAAGCTGCGCCAAAATGACGTTTTCGCGGTTGGTATCGTCACGCCATGTAATCGCGTCTTGTCTTGCAGGGATATGCAGGAGGCGCTGGCATGAGTGAAAAAATGATTAACGCAAGCGCATTGCTTATCATGCTTGTTCTCTTGCCTATCCTATAAGCCGCGCGCCTATTGCCCGCCTTGATTAAGCCCGCCTTGTGCGGGCTTTTTCACGTTCTGTGCCTGCCCTTGCCTGTGCCTGCCCTTGCCTTTGCCTGTGCCTTGCCTGTGCCTGCCTGTGCCTTGCCTGTGCCTTGCCCTTGCCTGTGCCTGCCCTTGCCTGTGCCTTGCCCTTGCCTGTGCCTGCCCTTGCCTGTGCCTGCCCTTGCCTGCCCTTGCCTGCCCTTGCCTGCCCTTGCCTGTGCCTTGCCTGTGCCTTGCCTTGCCTGTGCCTGTGCCTGTGCCTGTGCCTTGCCTGCCCCCCCCTCAAAGGTACTCCCGGCGACCCCCTGATGCGGGTAGTTCGCGCTATGAAGACATTCCAGTGATGGAATATATCAAGGGGATTGTAATTTCAGTGGACCCGTGAGACCAAAGAAAGGTGCCGAGGCGTGACTGCAACCACCCTCGGCGTGAGGCACGACAACAAGGAGCCTAGACATGCCTGCTAAATCGCTACCGCCGATTCATGACATCCGCAAGAATCTTTCTTATGACCCAGCCACTGGTGTTCTCACGCGCATCAAAAGCGGTAAGAGAGTGGCGTCATACAAGAACGGATACATCAGATTCAGCTTGATGAATCAAAGGATGATGGCCCACCGCATCGCATGGGCCTTGCACTATGGCGAACTGCCTCCACCTGACATGGAGATAGACCACATCAACGGGATCAGGCAGGATAACAGGATCGTGAATCTCAGGCTGGTGTCCATGCGGCAGAACATGCGGAACAAGACGCAATATCGCAACAATACGCACGGTTATCCCGGCATCGTGTTCGAGGCTGGCAGTCGGCGGGTGAAGCAGTGGCGCGCCCAAATCCAAGTTGATGGAAAATTGATGAAGCTTGGCTCATATATGTGCAAGACTGCCGCTATCTTCGCTAGGAAGAGGGCTGAGATCAAATATGGCTTCAGCCAGCTTGCAGGAGAAAGCAAATGGCAACTCTGCACGAAGTAGCTGCCCACCTTGGCGTGACGATCAAATACGTTCAGGATTTGATAGCCAACGGCACCATCGCTAAGAAGGGTCGCGGCGACTACGACCTTGACGAATGCAGGCAAGCCTACATCTCGCGCCTGCGGGAATCGGCGGCTGGCCGTGCAAACGCTGGCGACCTGAACCTCACGGACGAGCGCGCCCGGCTTGCCAAGGAGCAGGCCGACGCCAAGGAGATGGAAAACGCGATCACGCGGGGCGAATTGGTGTACATTGAGGACGTGGCAAAGCGGGTCGAGGTCGCGCTGTCCAATGTGAAGACCAAGTTGCTGGCCGTGCCAACCAAGGTCGCGCCCGAAGCGGCGGCGGCTGATGACGCGAAGGAAGTGCAGGCTCTGATAGAGCGACATATCATTGAGGCTTTGAATGAACTCGCAGGAATCGACACGGCAAGCGCAGGCTGACAAGCTGGAAGCCCGGCTGGCCGAGGCTGTGTCGGTGGCAATGAAGCCGCCGCCGAAGCTGACGGTGAGCGAATGGGCCGACGCCTTCCGGGTGCTGTCGAGCGAGAGTTCGGCAGAGCCGGGCAAGTGGTCAACATCGCGGGCCGAGTATCAGCGCGGGATGATGGACGCCGTGTCCAATCCCGACATTGAGACTGTCGTTCTGATGACATGCGCGCAGGTCGGCAAGACCGAGCTTATCAACAACGTCGTCGGCTATCACATCCACCAAGACCCGGCTCCGATGCTGGTGGTCCAGCCGACGCTGGAGATGGCGCAGACATGGTCGAAGGACCGTCTGGCCCCGTGCCTGCGCGATACGCCTGTTCTGAGCAACAAGGTCAAAGACCCCAGATCACGCGACAGCGGCAACACCACGCTGCACAAGACATTCGCTGGCGGTCATGTCACTGCCTGCGGGGCGAACAGCCCTGCCAGTTTGGCATCTCGCCCGTGCCGGGTGATCCTGTGCGACGAGGTTGACCGCTATCCGATCAGCGCAGGCACCGAGGGCGACCCGGTGTCGCTGGCCAAGAAGCGATCCAGCACGTTCTGGAACCGCAAGATCATCTTGGTCAGCACGCCCACCGACAAGGGTGCCAGCCGGATCGAAGCTGCCTACAGCGAGAGCGACCAGCGCAAGTTTTTCGTGCCTTGCGCCGACTGCGGCGAACATCAGGCGCTGAAGTGGGGTCAGGTTAGTTGGACGGACAAAAACCCGTACTCTGCAATCTATACCTGCGAACACTGCGGATCGGCATGGGATGACGCGGCGCGGTTCAGGGCGATCAGGAAGGGGCGCTGGCAGGCAACAGCGGAGGCCAAAGGCAAGGTCGCTGGCTTCCACATCAACGGCCTGTATAGCCCGTGGACGCCGCTGTATGAAGCAGTCTCGGACTTTATGAACAGCAAGCGCGATCCCATGCGGTTGAAGACATGGATCAACACCTTCCTCGGCGAGACATGGGAAGAGCAGGGCGATCAGGTCGATGAGATGGACCTGATTGAGCGCAGCGAGAACTGGGGCGACGAACTGCCGGAAGAGGTCTTACTTCTGACCGCTGGCGTTGACGTGCAGGACGACCGCTTGGAGGTCGAGATCGTCGGCTGGGGCCGGGGTGAGGAAAGCTGGTCGATTGCTTATGAGACGATGTATGGCGACCCGTCTTCGGCGGAACTATGGAACCGCTTGGATATCACGCTGGCGCGCAAGTTCGACCATCCACGCGGGGAGATGGTGATCAGATCGGTCTGCGTTGACTCTGGTGGTCACTACACTCAGCAGGTCTACAACTATGCCCGGCTTCGGGCTGGCCGCCGTGTTTTCGCCATCAAAGGGATCGGCGGCGAGGGCAAGCCGATTGTGGGCAGGCCGACGAAGAACAACATCGGCAAAATCAACCTGTTCCCGATTGGCACCGACACGGCCAAGGAATTGGTCTATGCGCGGCTGAAGATCAGGGAAGAGGGCGAGGGCTATTGCCACTTCCCGGTCGGTCGCAGTGAAGAGTATTATCGCATGCTGACGGCTGAAAAGAAGGTGACCCGATATTTCAAGGGGAGGCCTAGGACGGAGTGGGCGAAGGTGCGTACACGCAACGAGGCGCTTGACTGTCGGGTCTATGCGACGGCTGCTCTGGCCATTCTCAACCTAAACTTAGAGGCTGTTTACAGTCAGGCCCAAAATCAGGTATCATCTGACAGGCAAGACAGGCCCGCCCGCAGGCCTGGGATGCCCATGCGAAGCGGTTTCGTCCACGGATACAGATAATGGCCAATCTTTTCGACGCTGCCAATGCTCCTGAGGTCGAACCTCTCAAGTTTGTTCTTGGGGACTTCGTGCAATGGAAGAGATCGGATCTTGTGACCGATTATCCTCTCGCATCATACAGCGCGCAGTATGTGTCTCGCCTAAGCGGCGGCGGCAACACGGAATTCACGGTTGTGGCCACTGAGACTGGCGGGACATATCTATTCACCATCCCAAGCGCGACATCGGCTGACTTTGTGGCTGGAGACTATCACTGGCAGCTTGAGATTGTCAGGACATCGGACAGCAGCCGGATTGTTATCGCGCGTGGAGATTGGTCGATCCTTGTTGACCTAGATGTCAACGGTTCTGATCCTCGGTCGCATGCTCAGATTATGATCGGTAAGATTGAATCCATCTTGCAAGGCAAGGCCGACAGCGATGTCGGAAGTTACTCTATTGCGGGCCGTTCTCTCACCAAGATGAGTTTTGCTGAACTGATGGACGCCCGCGACAAATACAAATCTGAGTATGCTCAGGAACTCATCCGATCCAGACTTGAGGTCGGGAAGCCGAGTGGATCAACTGTGAAGGTGAGGTTCGGCTGATGGGGATCATGGATTTCTTCAAGCGCCAGAAGAAGGCAACCGGGAGGCGCGATTATCTGGCAGCCTCGAAGGGCCGCCTCTACATGGACTTCAAGGGCAGCAATAAGTCTGCCGACGCTGAGATCCGCTGGGTGCTGCGGGATCTCCGCAACCGCGCCCGCGATCTGGAGCGCAACAACGAATATGCCCGTCGTTACCTGCAATTGATGCAGACCAACGTGGTCGGCGAAAACGGGTTTCGCCTTCAGTTGAAGGGCCGCAACATCGACGGCTCAATCGACATGGCAGGCAACAACATCATCGAAGGCGCGTGGGCTGAGTTCTGCCGCCTCGGCGGCCCGACCGTTGACGGCAAGATGTCGATGGCTGACCTGTCGAATGCGGTTGTGCGCGGCGTGAAGCGTGACGGCGAGGTATTCCTGCATGTGGTCCGCAAGCCTTACCTGCGGCACGGCATCGGCGTGCAGATCATTGAGCCTGACCGGGTCGATGAGCAAATGAACGAGACGCTGCGGAACGGCAATCAGGTCCGCATCGGCGTCGAACTGGACAGCAAGACGCGCCGGGTATCGGCCTATCATGTTCTGGTGAACAACCCCGGCGACTATGATTACACCACGACGACCACGGGCATATTCCGTGAGCGCATCCCGGCTGACCAGATCCTGCACATTTACAATCAGGAGCGCGCCGATCAGACGCGCGGTGTGCCTGAACTTGTGACCGCGATGCCTGCGCTGAAGATGCTGCACGGCTATCGTGAGGCTGAACTGGTGGCGGCTCGTGTCGGCGCGGCCAAGATGGGCTTCTTCACGTCTCCGGCGGGCGATGGCTTCACGGCTGACGGATTCGAAGACACCTTCACGCCGATCTACGACGCCGAGGCTGGCACGTTCCACCAGCTTCCGGC